GGGCAATCCGCCACGTCATGGGACAACCATTGGAGCTGGAAAATCATGGCGGTCATGATCTGGTCCTTCGCCACTGGCCGCGAGCCCTCCACATTTTGGGAGACGAACACCACCCACAACACGTCTGACGACAACATCTGGGGGACAGATGATAACCTTGACCCACAAGCCCTCACCGACGCTGCCATGCAGCTCTTTGGGATCGAATTCAAAGTGGAGACACGGGGCGGCATCACGGACTTGGTCTACCTCGGGCGCATACCCCTGCGAAGCTCGGAGCATCTTGAGGACGCTCGGATAGCCGGTCTAGAATATCAGGAGTTTGTGGCCGGCCCACACAGGCAACAGCTCCTATTGCGAAGATCGGCGGTGCTGGCCCGATACTCTGGTGCTCCATATCACAAGTACATGACGGCCTGTCTACAACGGACAATTGGCCATTTGCAGCTTTGTGCATTCGATCGGGAGCTGTACAGCCTACTCATACGTGAGTATATGGAAGACGCTGCCAACTTCGTCGGAGTCCCTGAGGCGATACTGTGGACCTGCACGTATGATGAGAATGGCCATTGCATGAGCGCGGAACCAAAGTTGAGACGCCACCACCGGTTGTCAGAGAGGGCAATGGCTCGTTTCCGAATAATCCAAAAGAAGACCATGCGAGCGCCACCTTACAAGAAAGTCCTTGAAATCTCTGGCCGGCCGAGTCCACAGCAACACGCTATGAGCAAGTTCAAACAGTCCGTGATCCAGCCAACCCTAGAAAACAATGTCAGAGCCTGGCTATTGCAGGCCAGGAGTACATTGCACACATACTTGCCGACTCACCTAGTCCGGCTCCAGTCAGCATCTGACAGCCTCCCGGTCTCACCACTCCTGTGGGTACCTGGTTGGCCAGTCGAAAAGTTTGTTATGCGGGAGATGATTGAAGAGCGTGATCCAGGTGAGTCCCTTCCAAGTCTTTCGGAGTTCTCCGACAGGCTGCGACAAAGCCCACTAGTACCAGCCACGGATACCG